CTGCAGGTGAGACTATAACCATTACTAATGCTAACGCATCTGGTATTAAGACTGTAGGAAATATTGGTGCTGCTGATGCATCAAGAACTGCAGGAACCTATAACTTAGGCACATCCGATTATGGAACTCAAGCATCTGGTGCCAACGCAACATTCACTGTTGTTGTTGATTCAAATGGTGCTGCTTCTATCACCGTAACAGATGATGGTAGCGGATTTATCGCCAATGAAACTGTCACAGTTGCTGATGCTCAACTTGGTGGTGGCGGTGGTGCTGCTCTTACATTCGATGTAACAGCAATCCATGGTAATGGAGCAACAGTTA